CAGGAGTTATCTACTACGCTTTCAAGCGAGAAGAATCCGTCCGAAAGCACATAGACTCAATCGACGTTATACATATCGGCATGGACTTTAACCTTGATCCGATGTCAGCCGTCCTAATGACTAGAAAGGGCGACACGATGCACGTATTCGATGAGATCGTGATGTTCGGCTCTAACACGGATGAGATGGTTGACGAGATAAGGGCGAGGTATAGCAAAGCGCGTGGTATAATCATCTATCCTGATCCTGCTTCCCGTCAGCGTAAGACGAGCGCAGGCGGCAGGACTGACTTGTCTATTTTGCAAAATGCTGGCTTTGAGGTACGCGTCCGCAACAGCCACGCCGCAATTAGAGACAGAATTAACGCGGTAAACGCACGACTGTTAAGCAAGGAAGGGCAGCGGCGTTTGTACGTTGATCCCAAGTGTAAGAAGGTGATTGAAAGTTTGGAGCGTCACACATACAAGGAAGGCACTAGCCAACCCGAAAAAGACGGCTTCGATCACATGAACGATGCGCTGGGTTATGCGGTTGAATATCTATTTCCAATTAGAAAGGCTCACGCAACCGTACAGCCGCAGAGGTGGACATGATTTTTAACGTAGATGTCGAATACCAGCATCCCGACTATGAGAACAACGTAAACCGCTGGGAGTTTTACGTCCGCAGTTACATGGGGGGCGAGGACTACCGTGATGGCAGTTATCTCACCAGCTATCTGAACGAAGATAAAAACGCCTATACCCGCAGGCTCGCACTGACACCACTCGACAATCATTGTCGTAACGTCATCCACGTTTACAGCTCGTTCCTGTGGCGCATGGCTCCTACTCGCAACTTTCAAGAGATGGAAGGCAGCGCGGATCTCGAAGCGTTCCTTAAGGATGCCAACCTAGACGGCCAAAACTTCAATTCGTTCATGCGTGAGGCGCAGATCTGGAGCAGTGTTTACGGCCATGTCTGGCTGATGATGGATAAGCCGCAATCTAATGCAGGTACACGCGCAGAGGAAATGGCGCAGGACATACGCCCCTATGTAACGCTGATTACTCCCGAGAACGTCTATGACTGGAAGTGGGAGCGACAGCCAAGTGGACGGCATGAGCTTGTTTACCTGAAGGTTCGCGAGTCTGTTGATCGACAGGACGGCACAACCACTATCACCTATTTCCGCGAGTGGCATCGCGACACTATCCGTCTTATTCGTTACGACGGCGCTGATGCAGCAGTCATTGAAGAGATCGATAACGCGCTAGGCAAGATTCCTGCCGTTAATTTACCCGCTAATCGCTCGATTGTGCGCGGCATGGGTATCAGCGACATATCTGACATCGCCTATATGCAACAGGCTATCTATCAAGAGCTTTCGGAGATCGAACAACTGATCCGAATCTCTAACCACCCGACACTCGTTAAGACGTTTGATACCGATGCGAGTGCTGGCGCTGGTGCAGTGATTAACATTAGTGAGGACAGTGACGCGGGACTTAAGCCGTATCAACTACAGCCGTCTGGGGCGAACCTAGATGCGATCAGAGCATCTATCACCGATAAGATAGAGGCTATCAACAGGATGGCTCACATGGGCGCTGTGCGCGGTACAGAGGCGATCACGCAGTCGGGCGTAGCCATGCAAACAGAGTTCCAAATGCTCAATGCTAAGCTAGCAGAGAAGGCAGACATCCTAGAATTAGCAGAAGAGCAATTATGGATGTTCTACTGCCTATGGCAGGGGCATGATCCGCACGAGGTGCAGATTAGCTACCCTGACTCGTTTGACATCCGTGACTACGAATCAGAGCTTAGATTCCTACAGCAGACGCGAGCGGCAGGCGTTAAGTCTGTCACCTTGCTCCGTGAAATCGACAAGAAAATTGCTGATCTTGTGCTTGATGACGAAGTGCTTGGCACTGCGCACGCAGAGATTGACGACGCCACAACAGCCGTCGGTGACTTTGCGAAAGAGACGCAGATTTACAAGTACCACATCGACAGCGGCCTAGTGACGCCTAACGAGGTGCGTCAGAAGATAGGGCTTGAAGATGTATCGGGCGGAGATCAGCTTCTTGATCCTGTAGCGCCACCAACAAATGGCGGCTGATACCGATCACGCTCGCGCTGTCATTGCACGCGCAGAGCGACATCAGCGTAGGTTAGCGAAAGCACTTGCTGAGTTAGATCAGGAAATCGTGCAGTTGATGTCTGGCGCACCGTTGCGTAACGGGCAACTGTTTGACTTGGAGTGGGCAGTAAACGCACGCACAGAAATCTCGCAATTAGTCCAAGAAAAGTACCTTGCAGAGATCGATGACATTGTTCGTGAGTATTCGGCAGTAGCTGCAGAGGCACAGGCGATGCTTGGCAATTACACGGCCTTTGCTCAGTTTGACAGCGCAGTAGTGTCACAATTGCAACAATTGACGTTTAATGGCTTTGAGGCACTGGGGGAAGAATTCATAGAAGAAGTCGCGACACAGGTGTATAAAAACACCCTGACTAACGCGAGCTTCGCTGAAAGCGTCCAGCAGATACGTAACAGTGTCGATGCTGATCTAGGGCGATATGCACAGGTGGCACTGCACGACGGACTAATGGACTTTGACAGATCGATCACTATGAATATGTCGCTGGAGGCAGGCGCAGAGCGATTCAAGTATTATGGCCCTGATGACGCTAAAACGCGTGAGCATTGCGACAAGTATGTAGGCAAGACGCTTACTATTGACGAGATCAATGAGGCGTGGAGCGACACTTGGAGCGGTAAGCGATCAGGCAGCCCGTTTGTTGTTGCAGGCGGTTACAACTGCCGCCACAGATTTAGGCCAGTGTTCTAGGGAGGACGTATGCCATATCACAAGAAAGACAAAAAGAAGAAAAAGCGCAAATCACGTTAAAATGATACAATTAACCCACTCGAAAGAGGATTCGTTACATGAGCGATGAAATCATGGTAGATGCGGCAACTGAGGCCGCTGTGGATCAGCCCGAGACACAAGAAGCTCAGGAAACTAAGACGTTTACACAAGAGGAGCTAGATCGAATCGTCTCTGATCGGATTGCCCGCACTAAGCGACAAGTCGAGAAGAAGTACGAGGACATCGACGTTAACGAGGTGCGACAACTGTTGGCAGAAAGGCAACAAGCCGAGTTAGAGCAACAGAAGGATCGCGGCGAGTTCGAGCAAATCTTGCGAACAACTGTCGAAAAGAAAGATCAGGAAATACAGGGCTATAAGCAACGCCTAGAGGCTACATTAGTCGATGGCGCGTTACTTACGGCGGCAAGCAGAAATAACGCTGTATCAGCAGAGCAAGTTAGTCAGTTGCTGAAAGGCTCCGTTAAGCTATCTGAAGATGGCTCGGTAGAGGTTTACGACACTAACGGGACGCCACGGTATAACGACAAAGGTGAACTGCTAACAGTCGATGAGCTTGTATCTGATTTCCTAACAGCTAACCCACATTTCGTGAAGGCATCGCAAGGCGGCGCTGGATCACAGGGAGCGGCTGGAGGTGCTACGCCGAAACCTATGTCGGTGGACGATATGCTAGCTAACTACGATAAAGGCGGAAAAGCCGCTTTTCGTGAGTACAAGCTAGCGCAAAAAGCTAACCGCTAACAAATAGGAGACTTTCATCATGGCGGCTACTACTTCTACGACTCTGACAAGCCTCTTCTCAGAGATCATACTCCAAGCTCGGTACACTGCCGAAGAGGAATCATTAATGCTCGGCCTCGTTACTCGCTACGACATTGGCGATCAGGCTGGGAAAACTATCCAAGTGCCTAAGTATCCAGCAATCACAGCAGGTGATTTGACTGAAGGCACCGATATGTCATCAACCACCGTCACCACTACGCACAAAAACATCACTGTTGCGGAAGTTGGTGCGCAGGTTGTATTGACTGATCTCGCCGCTATGGGCGCTGGCAATCCTGCTGAGGAGCTTGGCACTGTACTGGGTAACGCAATCGCTACTAAGATTGACACGGATCTGATTGCATTGTTTGACGGCTTCTCTACCTCTTTGGGTGGTGCAGGCACTGAGATCACTGTTGCTGACTTGATGAAAGCGGCGGCGACTCTCAAGACTAACAAGGCACGCGGCCAGATGGCGGCAGTTGTTCACCCTTGGCACGCTTATCAGCTCAAAGCGAACCTCACTAACACTTTTGTAAACCCGAACGGTGGCGAACTTCAGAACGACGCAATGCGTAACGCATACGTCGGCCAGATCGGTGGCATCGACATTTACGAGTCAAGCAACGTGTCTATCGACGGTTCTGACGATGCGAAAGGCGCGGTATTCGTACCAGAAGCCTTAGCCATCGCTATGAAGCGTGACTTTAACCTTGAGACTCAGCGTGACGCATCACTCCGAGCGTTCGAGCTTAACGCTACTGCCATCTACGGCGTTGGCGAGCTTGATGACGACTACGGTGTTGAGTTGTTGTTCGACGCGGCTCAGTAAGGCATACACGCCCCTTCGGGGGCGTTTCCCTTTGAGGTTTATATGGCTGTTGTCTACCGAGGTGAGCGATTCGAAGATTACAACGTACCCAAGCGGACGCGTAATCATCCTGCAAAGTCGCACGCGGTATTAGCTAAGAAAGGCGACGCTATTAAGCTAGTTAGGTTTGGAGCGCAGGGCGCTAGGACATACCCGCCGACAGAAGGCGAGTCAGAGCGCAGTAAGGCCATGCGAAAGGCATGGTATGCACGACACGCCGACAACCTAAAGAACGCAACAGTATTTGATCCCATCTATTGGGCGGCACGCGTGAAGTGGTGAGCAAATGGCATTTTCTGTAGACACTGATTTAACCGATCTCATCCCTGACATCTTAGAGTTTGGCATCGACACGTTTGCCGATGAACACGCGAGAGCGCAGGGAGATATTGAGCGGGAAATACGCAATCGCTGGTGGCATCGCAAAGGCATACAAGGCGAAATGGATGCCAGCTATTTAACGGATTCACAATGGACGAGAGCGGCAGCGTATCTTGTTCTCTGGAAGTACGCATTACCTCAGCTCACCAACTGGGTTGATGATGATCGCTTTCTACGCATGATTGATTTCTACAAGGTTCGATATGGCGAGGAGATGGACTCCGTATTTGCCGATGGCGTTGAATATGACGCTGACGACGACGGCACTGTAACGAACAAAGAAAAAGAAGTGATTGCACTTAATCGGCTCGATCGATGATTAAGATCAGCACGAAACCTTTACGCATAGAACGCGTCGCCAAGAATGTTCAAAAGGACATAGACGACAGCAAGCGTCTGGCTATGACGCGAACCGTATTGGCTGGTGCAGAAATTATTGAGGATAGAACAGCTAAAGGCCGTGGCATTAATCGCGGCTTTGCTCGTTACTCTAGTTCATGGCTACAAATTAGACGGGCATTAGGTAAAACGAGTTCGACGGTGGATTTGCAGTTTGGCTACGAGAGATTGCCAAATACGCGAATCGGATCACCCAATGACTCTAAATTTGCTAACAGAGTTCAAGCCGCATACAAAAGCAGGCCATCAATGTTGGCGGCGCTTCACGGCAAGGCTCAAAGCAAGACGGTAGGCATTATCTATTTCACTCGCCCTGATGCAGCCAAGCGTGCGGCGATGGTAAACAAGACGCGTCCATTCTTTGGCTTTAATCGCAAAGAGGAGCGCAGGCTAGCGGACGTGTATATGTCGGCCATAAACATTAAGGATCGACGGCAATGAGCGTTAGAGAGAATGTGGCGGCAAACCTTGTAACCACTTTGCAGGCAATCACATCGCCTGTCATTAAGAAGGTGACGCGAGAACCGTTTGATTTTGACAAGCTCAGTAACGCGCAGTTTCCCGCTGTCTTGGTGCGTACAGCTAACGAGACGCGTGAGGACGCAAGCCTTGGCGGCAGTAGTACATCAAGACAGGCGCTTATTGATTACGAGTTAGTCTGTTTTGTTAAGCACAAGAATATTGATACAGCCCGCAATCAGTTGATTGAGGCTATCGATGAAAAACTTGACGAAGATAGAACGCGTGGCGGCTACGCGTTAGATACGCAAGTTATCAGCGTTGAGGTGGATGATGGTACAATAGATCCCATAGGCGGGGTAATTGTCACCGTTCGAGTTGAATATTTTTACACGCGCGGAAATGCGTAATAGGAGAAAGTAAATGGCAATCGCGAAAGGTTCTAGCGGTGCGGTGAAAGTGGCTCTTACCACACAATCAGT